GTCGGTACTTTCGCAACTCGGCACGCAACTCCAGTTGCTCAACAAGTCGTTCGGCGGGGCGTCCCCGCTCGACAAGATCGCCGGGTCGATGCTCAAGGCAACCTCGGCGGTACTCGGTCTTGAGAACGGGCTGACGAAGATCGCCGAAGAGGCGGTACGGCTCGATACCGAAGTCTCCAAAGCCGACGCTTCGGTACTCAAGTTCGCCGCCGACGCCGACCGGCTGAAGTCCTCGCTGACCAGTCAGAAATCGGTTGTCGAGTCGACCAAAGCGCAGTTCGCCGAACTCGCCAAAGCCGTCAAGGCGGGCGAAGCGGCACTGGCTGGCCGGCAGTCCAAGGAGCAGGGTTTCATTGACGCCCTCGGTCGTCAGGAAAACGCACTGGCGAAGACCGGCCAGAAGCAGAAGGAATACGCGGCAACCATTCTGTCGGCAGCCGAGCCGACGAGCAAGCAACTCGACAATTTCGAGAAGACGGACGCCAAGCTGCGTTCGCAAGCCGAAACGCTCGCCAAGACGAAGGCGGCATACGCCGACTACATCACCCGCATTCGGGAGATCAGCACCACGCTGCCTGGCATGCGGACTTCGCTGGAGTCCACGTCTGTCGCCCTGAAGGCTGCCGAGTCCGCGCAACGGGAGACTGCTGCTTCCCTGAAGGCGGTCGAAACGTCAGGCCGGGAAGCCGCCCGGAACCTGACCAAGTTGCGGGACGCAGCAGACAACAACGCCGAGGCCATGAACCGGCAGGAAAAGGCGTTGGTCGACGCCCGGCAGGAACTCACGAAGGTTGAAGCAACGGCCACGCAGGCCGGTGTCGCGCTGTCCAAAGTTGGCCTGAGCATCCGTCAGGGTCTTCTCAAGGAACTGTCCAACGCCAAGACCGACCTCGCCAACTTCAAGAACGCCTGGCTCCAGGCGCAGTCGGCGGTTAAGGCGTCCACCCTCGGCGGCGCGAAGATCACGAAGGTTGACGGGCAGGCGACATCGACTGACCCCGGCCTTGCGGCAAATCTGGAGATCGCCAAGCAGTCGAAAGCGGCCTACCTGGAAATGCAGCAGGCCATCAACACGATGCGTAACGCTGCCCGCGATGCCGGCACGGACGTTACCCGGCTGGCTGCATCGCAACAGCAGTTCCAGACCGCACTTGAAGGCGTCAAGGTCAAGTCGGACGCACTGGCAGCCACACAGCGTCAGCAACTCGCCATTTCGCAGGCGCTCGGCACGTCGACCGTAACCTCGGCCAACCGGCAGGCCACCGCGTACAACAGCACAGCGAACGCTTCGGCGCGACTGGCCCGTGAAGCGAAGAACTCGGAAGTCGCACTGAGCGACCTGGAGAACCGTGGGCGGGCGGCGATGACGTGGGCACAACGCCTGCACGGCGAAATGATCGCCCTGGCAATGAGTTTTGTCGGCGTCTACGCGGCCATCAACCAGATGAAGGCTGCGCTCGACGTAGCGATGCAGGTCGACGCGGCGAAGGCAAAACTGACCGTCGTCACTGACGGGAACCAGAAGCAAGCGGCTGCGGAACTGAAGTTCGTCCGCGATGAGGCTGATCGGCTCGGCGTGTCGTTCGTCACCCTGGCGAAGAGTTACAGCGGGTTGGCGCTCGCCGCGAAGGAAACCGATCTGTCCGGGAAAGAAGTTCGACAGGTGTTCACCGGCCTGACGGAAGCCTTCCGGGTCTACAACCTCAGTGCCGCGCAAGTCGATCTCGCCATGAACGGCGTGAACCAGTCCTTCAGCAAAGGACAGGTCATGGCCGAAGAATTCAAACAGCAGTTCGCTGAGCGGATTCCTGGCGCCATGCAAATCGCTGCCAAGGCGATGGGCAAGACGACGCAAGAGTTTATGAAGATGATGGAGGCCGGGCAGATCAACCCGGCTGACTTCTGGCCGAAGTTCGTCACGGAGATGAACAAGTCTGTTGGCCCGCAGTTGTCCGCTTCGTTGCAGAACATCGCGGCTGACGTTGGCAAGTTCGAGAACGAGGTGGCGAAGGCACGACTGGCGTTCGACAACGGCGGATTCACGGAAGGGCTGCAGGCTGCGCTACGCGAACTCACGAAACAGTTCCAAAGTAAGGACGGGCAGGCGTTCTTCGCCAATCTAGGTAAGGTCGTCGGCGGGTTCCTCGAAATCCTCGCGCAAGTGCCGAAGTACGGCAACGAGGTTGCCCTTGTTTTCGGCATCATCGTCGCTCACAAACTGCCGGGCTTCCTCGCAGCCGCAAGCACCGCAGCCCTGAATCTGGTCAACTCGTTCAAGCCGATCCCTTCGGGCGCTCGGGCCGCTGCGGTAAGTTACGACGCGCTCGGCGTAGCCTTGAGCAGTTCGGCAGTCAAGGCGACCTGGCTGGATCGGCAGTTCATCGCCATGAACGCTGCGCTGACGGCTTCCCGGGCTGCTGCGACGAGTTCGGCAGCCGGCCTTGCCGTCCTTCAGGTGGCGGTCAACGGCGCAGCCCGTGCCGTGGGTATTCTGCGCGGCGTGCTGGCCGGGCTTGGTGGCATCCCCGGCCTCATCATTACCGGGCTGACGGTGGCGCTCGGCTACTGGATGACCAGTACCGAGAAGGCGACCGGAGCGTTGGAAGAACACCAGCGCCAGATGGGGATCATCCTCGAAGCCTACGACGAGGCTGCGAAGAAGGGCGGCAAGTGGGTCGACTCGCTGAAGGGTCTGACGACGCTCGACATCAAGGCGAACCTTGACGACCTGTTGAAGCAGTTTAGCGAACAGAAGCTTTCGGCGATTGACAAGTTCTCCAGCCGGCTCGGTGGCACGATCAGCCTGAAGCGCGGCAACATGGGTGAGATCGGCAAGGACATCGCCGAACTGATCCAGCAGGCCCGCGACGGCAAGATTTCGATGGCCGAGTTCCGCGAGCAGATCAGCAAGATTTCCGAGATCAAGAACGTCAACCCGGCAATCGTCGACGCGGCCAAAGCCTTCTCCAAGGTGACGGGCGAGGCGGCAACTACGGAAGCCGCCATTGCCAAGACGGTCAGGGCGCTGATGGACGCCGGGTCGTCGGTAGAAGGCGTGTCGCCGGCCATCATCGCGCTCGCCAACGACCTGAAGACCCTCGGGTCGACTGCTGACGACGCGATGCAGAAGCCCATCGACCCGTCGAAGCGACTGGCCGAGCAGATCGACATTCTGCGCGGGAAGATTCCGAGCCTGACCGACGAAATCAAACTGATGGAGTCGTTGAAGGAAATCGATGAAATCCTGAAGACGGCTGACGCGATCAAGGGGCTGGACAAGACCAGTGAAGCGTACAAGCGCCTGATGAACCTTGCGACGCAGGCCAAGAGCGAACTACAACTCGCCTTCGACGCCAAGCAGTTCAAGGGTCTGGAAACCATGCTCGCGGGCGTCAGCAGCAGTGTGGAGGCGTCCGCCAAACTGCTTCGCAACTTCGAAGGCTTCATCGGAAAACCGAAGTGGGACGTCAACGCCTACCGGGCAGGCTTCGGCTCGGATACCGTCACCTTGGCTGACGGGTCGATCCAGAAAATCACGAAGGGAATGAGCGTCAGCATCGAGGACGCCAACCGGGACTTGGTTCGCCGCATCGGAGAGTTCCAAGGTACGGTCAAGGGGCAGATCGGGGCAGATCGGTTCAACGGATTCACGACCGAACAGCAAGCCGTCCTGACTTCCATCGCCTACAATTACGGTAGCCTCCCGCAGCGCATCATCGAAGCGGTCAAGACCGGATCGGCTGACGAGATCGCTTCCGCCATTCGCGGGCTGGCCGGCGACAACGGGGGCGTCAACGCAAAGCGCCGCAATCAGGAGGCGTTCCTGTTCCAGTCGGGCAGTGACCCGGAAGCGCAGAACAAGGCCGTCGAAAAACAGATCGGTCTGATCGAAAGGCGCAACGAAAAGGAACTGGAGTACAACGCCAACCTTCAGGAAACGCTCGGCATCAAGCGGGACGAACTGGCTGCCGAAACAGCGCAGAACAACCTCCCTGACCGCTCCACGTTCGTCCGTCTTGAGGTCGAGAAGGCTGTCGCTGCTGCCAAGAAGGCCGGCGTCACTCTCGACGAACGCTCGCTCACCCTGGCGGCCTCTGTCGCGGGGCAACTGTGGGAGCAGAAGAAGGCCAAGGAAGATCAGGTCAAACTCCAGAAGGAACAGCAGCAGGGCGAAGAACGCATTTCGATCCTTGAGCAGCAACGGCGAGACATCATCGAGCAGATGAAACTCGCCCAAGCGGGCGATCCGTCGTTCAACTATTCCGATCTGTCGGAAAAACTGACAACGGTCAACGCACAACTGTCCGAAGCCATCGAAAAGATGATCGCCTTCTGGACGAACGTCGGCGGGCCAAACGCGGACGCGCAGATCGACAAACTGAAACTGCTGAAGGCCAACCTGACCGAAGTCAGGGATCGCGCTGTCGTCACCGCAACCGACATTGGCAACATTTTCGGCAACACGTTGAACTCGGCATTCAGCGGATTCCTGGACAAAGTTCGGGAAACCGGCGACGTGTTCGGCTCGCTCAAAGAGTCGCTACGGCAATGGTTGTCCGACTTCCTGCTCGCAATGGCAAAGGCCATCGCTCAAGCCGCGATCTTCAACGCGATGATGTCAGCCTCCAAGGCGTTGGGCGGCGGCGGGTCGCTCCTCGGCTCCCTGTTCCAAGCAGCAGCCGGCGCCAAGTTCCACGCGGGCGGTGTGGTCGGCAGCGGTGGTCAGGCGATGGCGGTGTCGCCGGCATGGTTCGCCAATGCCCGCCGCTATCACACTGGCGGGATCGCCGGCCTGAAAGCCAACGAAGTGCCTGCGGTACTGCAGAAGGGCGAGGAAGTCCTGACGGCCAATGACCCGCGCCATGTGAATAACGGTGGCACGGCGGGCGGACAGTCCATTAAGATTATCAATACCATCGACAGCGGCAGCATGGTTTCCGAAGGACTCAGTACCGCAGACGGTGAGAAGGCGCTGTTCAACTTCGTTCGCGCCAACCGGGCATCACTCAAACAGGCTCTCGGATGAACGCATGGTCGATCCGCCCCGATTGGAGCGGCAACTACACGACGAACTACGCCTACAAGACGGAGGCGTTTTCTTCCCGTTCGGGGAAGGAGCAACGTCGCGCCTTGCGTCACAGTCCGCGCTTCTACTGTGAGTTCGATTTCCAGGCTCCAATGGTCGACTTCGACCGGCTGATGTTCGGCAAGCAGAACCAGCAGTTCATCATGCCCGACTACACGGAGTCCGACAGCCTCGCCGCCGTGACGACGATTGGTGGAACCGACATTCAAGTGACCGCCGCTCAACCCTGGATGCGAGTTGGGGAGTATGTGTCGGTCGACGGGGTGTCTGTTCGACAAATCGTTGGGGTATCCGGAACGACGCTCACGGTGTCGCCTGTGCTGTCCGCAGCTTGGCCCATCGGTACGACCTTGTTTCACGCTTACGTGGGCTTCGTGCAGCCGACGCTGCAGGTTGATACGCCGGTGAATACGATCAGCAAGGGGAAGATACGCTTCGACGCGATCCCGACCAACCTGTCACCCTTGGCTACCCCGGGCGCGGCTGTCACATGGAACGGGCGCGAGGTGTTCCTGAAGCGACCGAACTGGAGCGATGCCCCGCAGATCGAGTACAACTGGCCGGTTGAAGCGGTCGACTACGGACGCGGTGCTGCCACCTACTATGACGTGATCGACTTCTGCTCAAAGTCGGTCAAGGCTACCTATCTTGGCAAGAGCCGCGCCGAAGTCCTGGAGTTCCGCAACTTCTTCAACCGGATGCTCGGCATGCGTGGAGAGTTCTACGCCCCGACGTGGAACCCGGATATTGAACTCGTCGGCAACGTCACAGCCGGCAGCAGTACCCTCGTCGCCAAGGGTGCCACGGTTCCCGATAACACGACCTACCGGCAAGTGGTCGTCGTCAAGGTCGACGGCACGCTGATCTACAACACGGTGGTGTCCATGTCGGTTGTCGCGGGAGACACGCCAATCGTCTGTGCGAACGCCTGGCCGGCGATCAACGCGGCTGACGTGGTGATGGTCTGCTGGATGCCGGCCTGGACACTGGCGAGCGACATTCTGACAATCAGTTGGGCTTCCGATCAGGTCGCCAACATTGGGATCGCCATGCGAACCGTGGAGGACGACGATGTTTGATTTTTTCACCAAAAGCCGGTTCTTCGGGCGACCGATTGAACTGTACGAATTCACCTACGGAAATTCGGCTTCGGATAGGCATCTGTTCACCGACGCGGAGTTTCCCGTCGTCAAGGGTGCGGACACTTTCCTCCCGGTTCCGATCTCCCGATCAACGAGCAGTAATTCTGGAACGCTGGACAAGTCGACTCTCGAAGTGCGGATGGCCCGCAACAACGTGGTCGCTGAGATGTTCCGCGTCTATCCGCCGAACCACGCGGTAACGCTGACGGTCTTCCAGGGAGAGGCTGAAGACCCTGCAGCCGAATGGAAGGCACTTTGGACGGGCCGGGTCATATCGGTTGGTTGGGAAGGGTCAGAGTCAAAGCTGGCATGCGAACCGATCTCGACTGCGATGCGCCGCGTTGGTCTACGGAGAAACTATCAGTACATGTGCCCGCACATGCTCTACGGGCCGAAGTGCGGAAAGACCAAGACCAACGTGGGCGTCACCGTTCTTGATGTTACGTCACGGACAGTTACAGTCTCCGGTTCCCTGGGCGACATATCTCACTACGTTGGTGGGGTGTTTGAATGGACGGACACAAATGGCGTTCACCAGTCGAGAACGATTGTCTCGGCAAATCCAACGGTCGATTCTGGCATTCTGCTTAAGGTCAACGGATTGCTTGTTGGCGTTGGCGCAGCGGGAAGCGTGTCGAAGGGTTGTCAGCACACCCTTTCGTTCTGCGGCACGGTGCACGGGAACACGTATGCGTTCGGCGGGCACCCCTGGATACCGCTGAAGAATCCCGTCAGCAACGTTTCACCCTACTGAGGTCACCATGTTCATAGTCCAGATCATCGTCTCCATCGTCCTGGCCCTGCTGTCCTACTTCTTCGCGCCAAAGCCGAAGACGCCGAAACCCGCGTCGGCTACTGAAATGGAGAACCCAACAGCAGATGCCGGTCGACCGATACCTGTGGTCTTCGGTACGATTACGATCAAAGGGCCGAACTTCCTTTGGTACGGGGACAAGAAAGTTGTCGAATACTCGGTGAAAGCATGAACCTTGATGGTGTCAGACTGACCGTCGATGACCTGCGAGAGTTGCACTGTTCGCGTGGTATTCGTCGTTGGTTCGAGAGTAACAACCTGGACTTCAAAGCCTTCCTGAAGGATGGGATTGAAGCGAAAACCCTGTACGAAACCGGCGATGCTTTGGCGCTAAGGATTATCGAGAGGAAATTGAATGGGCGGTAAAAGCAAAGGAGCGAAGGTTCCCGTTTCGGCATACTTCATGTCTATTCACGTCGGGTTCAGCTACTCCGTCGACGTGTTGCTAGAACTGTTCGTCAAAGAGAAGTCAATCTGGAAGGGCATGTCGACCGGAAACGACTCGATAGGCATCAGTCTGAAAAAACTGTTCGGCGGCGAGAAGAAGGAAGGTGGACTTGCAGGTACTATCCGGGTGCTTCAAGGGCGAGCCTCACAAGTCTTGAGCGAAGACCTCGCCGCCAGATTGGGGAAAACCTCTGCAACGTCGCCGGGCTTTCGTGACATTCTCAGCCTCTTCTTTCACGGAGCACCGGGAGAAGGGTTCCTGTGGTCGAACAACTACCCCTACCTTCATTCGATATGGGCGAAAGTCAAGCGCACCGAAACCGGGTGGTACTCGGCAAAGCGCGAGATATTTCTTCGTTCTCTTGCCGAAGAAACGCCAACCGTCGAATGGGACAACCAGTACAAGTATCAATTGACCTACGGGCAGACATCATTTGGAACCCCGGCAGAATTCACTCAGGTCGGTTACGACGACTCGGCGTGGCCTACGGCGCCGGGAGGCTTCGCTAACAACAACGCAGCGATTAGCGGACGTTCTATCGGTACGCCCATAGTGTCGGGTTACGGAAACTCGATATGGCTACGAAAGCGGGTCACTGTGATGGGTCAGCCTAGTGACCTGACGCTGACGCTATACCACGATGACGGTTGCCGTTTGTGGTGGAACGGAACTGAGATGGCCGGTCCGGGCTATGGGTTGTGGACGCTGGTCATACCCGCCAGTCTGGTTCTCACGAATAACGTGTTGGCGTATCAGGTCATCGACGGCGTACCGCATGGGGACCCTACCGGATTTGGAGCAGACCTTTCGTTCTCTGTCAGTTCCGTCATGACCAACGAGTACGACATGAACCCCGCTCACATCATCCGTGAGTGCTTCACCAACACGGAGTGGGGAATGGGTGTGCCAGAGTCGAAGATTGACGACGTGGCGTTCACCGAAGCTGCTGATGTTCTCTATGACGAAGGGTTCGGGCTGTCGATGCTCTGGTCTGGACAGTCGGATGTCGAGACGTTCGTGAACGAAGTGTTGAGTCACATCGACGCGGTCTACGGCGTCGACCCGGCCACCGGGAAAATCTACATCCGACTGATTCGAGGCGGATATGATCTCGGAACCCTCGATGAGTTCACTGAGGATGACTGCGTAATCACGCAGTTCAACCGGAAGGCCGTCGAAGAGACGACCAACGAAGTTGTCGTAACGTGGACAAACCCTGCGAATGAAGGTGAAGAGACGGTATCGGTTCACGACCTGGCGAACTACTCGGCCCAAGGGGTCATCATTTCCTCCAGCCGGAACTACTACGGCATTCGCTCGGCCAGCCTTGCGATCCGGGCAGCCCTTCGGGAACTGAACAAAGCCGCACAGCCGTTGGCGAGTTTTGAGATGCAGGTTTCCCGGGCGGCTTGGAAGGTGAAGGCCGGCGATGTCGTGAAGGTGACGTACCCTGAGTACGGTTTGAGCGAACTGCCCTGCCGGGTCGTGAAACTCGACTACGGAAAGCCGGGCGAGATGGCGATCAAGATGAGCCTGGTTGAAGACGTGTTCGAAATGCCTGAATCCAGTTACGTCGTCACCGAACCGACACTATGGGAGCCTGTGGTTCCCGAGGTCGCAGCGGTTTCAAACGCGCTCGTCACGACGGCACCCTACTTTGCGTTGGCCCGGTCGATTGGTGACGTGGAAGCCTCGGCAGTGACGGATACGGAAGCCTACAGCCTGATTCTTGCGGAAAGCACCGGCTTGGTGGAACTGTTCTCTCAGTCCGTCGATGCTGTCGGCAACACCAGCTATGCTTCGACCGGAACCGTCGAGCCGTGCGGTCGGGCGACACTCAGCGCACCCCTTGGCCTGGCGGTAACGTCGACTGTGAGTCTTTCCGGCTACTCTGGCAATCTTGCGTTGGCTTCCGGCATCTTCCTTCTGATTGGAACGGAGATCGCCATCATTGAAACCGTATCGCCGTTGGTCGTTCGTCGCGGCATGCTCGACACGGTTCCCTCGGAGTGGATTGCAGGTACGGAGGTGTGGGCCTTCGACTGGAACGCCGATCTCGGTGATGAAGTGGAGCATCTTGTCGGGTCGACCGTGAGCTACCGCTTGGCGCCAGATGGCTACGGCGGCGATCCGTACATCAGCGCCTCGGGGGTACTGTCGAAACGCGCTGTGCGCCCCTACCGGCCCGCCAACGTGAAGATCAACACGCAGATGTGGCCGGAAGTCATTACCGGAGAACTCGACCTGGCTTGGAGTCACCGCAACCGACTGGTCGAGACTTCGGTTCCCCTGAAGTGGGACGAACCGTCGACCGCTCCAGAGGCAGGAACGACCTACAACGTGACCTTCTACGCGGAAGGTCTTGAGTTTAAGTCGGAAACGGTTTCGGGGACTTCTTCCAACCTTACCTACGCAGAAGAAACAGGATCGTCCGGTTCAGTAGACCCCCACGAAGCGGATGTCGTATTGCGGCTCTCGATGGACGACGCTATCCCCATCGATGCCAAAGGGCACACCATTACCGTACATGGCGACTGCGCAATAAGCACTGAGCAAGCAAAGTACGGGCCTTCTTCGCTCAAGTTTGATGGAACCGGCGACTATCTTGTCGCAACAACGAGTCCGGATTTTGCCGTTGGAACAGGTGACTTCTGTATTGAAGGGTGGTTTCACTTTACCGGGTTTACAACAAGCCTGGGAGTCGGTAGCTGCCTATTCGACACACGTCCAAACGGCGACCTTACACGCGGATTTGCGTTGTTTGCGACGACCGGGGGTGTTGTCACCGCGTTTGACGCCAACTTTCAAGGTCACCGAAGTAACTCCGGTGCGGTAACGACAGGGGAATGGTTCCATGTGGCTGCCTATCGTAAATCCGGCGTGATGACGGTCGCAGTCAACGGCTACCCGGTGATCCAGTATCTCAGTTCGTACAACTACAACCCGGCGACAACTACCTTTATAGTTGGCACCGCAGTCGACTGGCAGAACACTGCGACCGACTTCAAACTGCAGGCATACGTCGACGACATTCGTTTCACGAAGGCGGCTCGCTATGTCAGCAACATTGCAGAAACGTCAGACACTTTCGCGGCGTCGAACGTTCTTGACATGCCGATGGACACGACGTTCGCTGACACGAAGGGGCATACGACAACCCCCACGGGCGATGCTCAGATAAGCTCCGCAGCCTCGCACTCCGGGGGGGCTTCCGGTCTTTTCGACGGCTCTGGCGATTACGTAGTCGTACCGACGTCGACAGACTTCGACCTCGGTACGGGCGACTTCACCATCGACTTCTGGTGTAAAACTTCGCAGACAGCCACATACGCAGCAATTCTCAGCCGAGAGTGGGGCGGGGCACCGTACTCGGGCGGATTTACGTTCATGTTGAACGGGCCGAA